ATATATTTTAGATCATATAACCAATAAGAATAATAATTCTAATCAAATATATAGTTTTTTATATGATTTTAATGATTTATATAATCTATGTAATAGAAATAATTTTTATATTTATGCTTTTGCATATCAAAATAAAAACTTTATTAAATTAGAAATATTTGCAAAATGGAAACGATTGGGAATTATTTTTCAAAATAAAAGAAATATTATATAAAAACGTCAATTAAATACACTTAAAAACAACAAACAATCATGTTTTTTATTCTACGTAGAATAAATATAACATGTTTGTTTTTTTTTGTCATGTAGGATATAATTGAATTAGCCGACGGGCGTAAACGGAATATAAAGTCGACAGACTATAAATCGGAGGAAATTTATGATTTTACGAAAATTCAAAAGATTTAAGAAAATATTGTTTACTAGTTTTTTATTTCCAATAGTTCCAATCATAAGCGTAGAAGGTGAAGGAGAAGGCGGAGAAAATTCAGATAATACAGATGGAGAAAATTCAAATGCCGACGAAAAAGGCGAAAATAGAGAAGATGGAAATAATACAAGTGGGCAAGTTATTTTTAAGTCACAAGCCGAACTTGATAATCTTTTGAAAAACAGAATTAATAAAGCTATTAAAAAAACTAGAGAAGAACTTGAAGCCGAAAAGAAAAAAGAAAGTTTAAGTGAGCTTGAAAGACTTAAATTTGAAAAAGAGGAAAGTGACAAAAAATTGATTGAAGCAACAAACAGATCAAATCAGTTTTTAATTCAATCAAAAGTTGTTAGTATTGCAAGTAAATTAAAAATTAGAGATCCCGAAGCTGCTTTTATTTTAATGGACAAGGATGATGTATCCATTGACGATAATGGAAAAGTTCTTGGAATCGAAAATTCATTGAAAGCATTAATTAAAGAAAAACCTTATTTATTAGATTCTGGCAATGATAGTAATAATCAAGACCCTCAATCGGGTGGAGATGATCAAAACGCTGGATCAAATAAGCCATCTGGAAGTAGTGTAGATATGAATTATTTGATAAGAAGAAAAGCTGGATATATTGATTAGTTGATTAAGTAGTTTTAGGGATATAAGGAGGAAGTTTCATGGCAACTTATATTCCAAGAGCTGGTGTTGAAGCTCTTATGCCTGAAGATGTACAACGTGAAATAGTTCAAAGTGTTCCCGAAAATTCTGCTGTTATGACATATGCAAGAAGAGGTCCAAATATGTCAAGGGCTCAAAGAAGAATTCCTTGTTTGTCAGTTTTACCAACTGCATATTTTTCAAATCCGGGACCATCAACTAAAACAGAAGATGAGCAATGGAAAAGATTATCTAAATTAATGTGGGAAAATAAATACATTGATGCAGAGGAATTAAACGTCATTGTTCCAATTCCAATGGCAGTTCTAGACGATGCTGATTATGATATTTGGGCAGAAAGTAAACCTAAATTAATAGAAGCTTTCGGAATTGCTTTTGATCAAGCTGTATTCTATGGGATTAATGCTCCCAAAATATGGCCCGATAACATTGTTACTGCGGCGACTGCTGCCGGAAATTTTGTAGCTAAAGGAAGTATCATAAATCCAAATACCAATAAAAGTGATGTATACGAAGATATTATGGGAGATGGCGGGTTAATCTCTAAAGTTGAAGAAGATGGATTCATGGTTGATGGTCATGTTTGTAGTATGACAATGAGATCAAAATTTAGATCATTAAGAGCGACAGATGGAATTCCTATTTTTAAATCTTTAAACAAAGAAGGCGTTCAAGGTAGTACCACTTATTATCTTGATGGTGAACCTTGCGTATTTCCTAGAAATGGAGCTATAATTCCAAATAGATCATTAATAATTGCAGGAGAATGGAAACAATTAATGTATGCAATTAGGAAAGATATTATGTGGACAATTCTGACCGAAGCAGTTATTCAAGACCCTACAACAAAAGAAATTGTGTTTAATTTAGCCCAACAAAATATGATTGCTTTAAGAGCATCTATGAGATTAGGATGGCAAGTTCCAAATCCAATCAATAGACTAAATGAAATTGAAGAAACAAGATATCCATTTTCTGTATATGGTGAAGCTGCAAGCTAATAGTTAGGAAGTGATAAGAACATGTTTACATCAAATGTTGAATTTATTAAGGAAAGGTATTATAAAGGGAAATTATGTAAAATAGGTGATGTAGTTAAAATGGATCAAAGTGATGCAACTGTATATTTAAATCAAAATGCGGTAAAATATCATGTTAAAACAGCTAAAAAAATTCCATTAAAAAAGAAATCCTATAAAGAATTACAAGAAATTTGTAAAAATAATAATCTCCCTGCGGTTGGCAAAAGAGAAGATTTAATTAATTATTTGAATGAAAAAGGAATTAATTAATGAGGTGATTTAATGCCTTATACTGTAAATAATTATCCTGATAGAATTAAATCATTACCGGCACAAGCAAAAAAAATTTGGATAGCTGCTTTTAATAATGCATTTAAAGAATATAATAGCAATGAAAAAAGAGCAAACCAAACAGCTTGGGCGGCAGTTGAGAAAGCTGGATATAAGAAAAATAATACTGGACAGTGGAAGAGGTGGGCATAAATAATGGCATATATTACAAGTTCAGAATATGCAACATTAACAGGACGAGATTCGTCCGAAGCAACAACAATAAGAATAAGACTTGCCTCAAAACTGCTAGATGATAGAATAGGTAATTACGGTATTTACGAAAATGGATATAAGATTGATACAAGTAAATCGACTTGGTATGTATCACCTTGTTTGTTATCTGATGATTATAATTATGTTAATGTTTCTAATACAAATTATAAAATAGAAGTTACTATAGGGCAAAAAGAAGCTATACAATTATGGATAGCTTCAATGATAACTGAATTATTTAATAGTGGTAATACCCCAAATTCACAAGATAATTTAAGACTAGGTCGATTTAGTGTTTCAAAATCGAAAAATTCAACAGGATCAAAACTTCCCGAGTCAATGGGTTATGTTGATTCAATTTTAATTTCATCTGGAATAATTGAGAAAAGAGTTGGTTTGAAATGAGTATAGCAGCTTTCAATAAAATGATGAATCATTCGATAACTTTAAAAAAAATGCAGCGAAATGCTGCTGGTGATTTTTCAATTATTTCAAGTGATAATACCTTAAAGGGATTTGTTCAATATGGTAATAATTTAATAATCAATGAAAAAGGTGAAAAAATCTTATCGACTGCAATTGTTTTCTTAAAAGATGATTGTGGAATTGATATAAATTATCCATATTGGGAAATTGATCAAACAAGCCCACAAACAAGAACAGATATGGAAGTATTAAAAATTGATCCTATTGATGATCCATTACAAGCAGGAAAAACACATCATTTTGAAATTATGGTGAGGTGAATTATTATGGGTTTAGGTGGTTGGAGTATTTGGAGAGGCAGTGAACTGACAAGAATAATGAATCAGGCAGCAAGAGCGGCAGTTTTTCAAACTTGCGATGCTGTAGTTCAAGCAGGAAAAGGCGAAGTTCCATTGGATGAAGGAACACTAAGAAATACAGGAGTAGCGAAAATGTCTCCTGATGGAAAGCCTGCTGGTTGTGCTTGTTTTGGTGGTGGTCCTTCTACTGGATATCCTGTAATTCCTTACGCTATCAGATGGCATGAAAAAAACGCGAATTTCCAACATGGTAGAAAAAGATTTTATTTAAGAGATCCATTTAATCGATTAGCGAAGGATAAACTTTTATCTAATCTTAGAAATGGAATAGGAGGAGCGTTATGATTGCCGATAATTTTATTGAGTGGCTTGAAGAAGAAGGATTCGGAGTTGTTGGAACTGATTTATTTGATAATTTCCAACCTTTGTCCCCTGATAATTGTGTAACTGCTTTTGATGTCAATGCTCCACAAATTGACGAGTCAAGCAGCTTATCAGTTGATCTATTTGGACTTCAAGTTATTACAAGAAATTCAAGCAAAGCGGCAGCCAAAGAACTTGCTTATAATATTCACAAATACTTTATGGGGTTTGGTGGTACTCCTCTAATATCTGGTGGTCCGATCGTTAGTGCTGTATTTATAGATCAGCCACCTGAAAACTTGGGGAAAGATGAAAAAAACAGAACAGAATATGCAGTTACTTATAATTGCCGAGTACAAAGTACAGGCAATAAGTATAGATTATAAGAAAGGAGGATTTTTATGCTATCAAATAAAGCTTTTAATATTTTTAAGAAAACTTTGAAAACCATTTTATTATCTCCTGTTTTGCCTATTCTAATGGCAAGTCCAGACAATGTCGAAGGGGAAGTCAAATTTGCTGGAACTGTCGTTGAGGTAGATAGTCAAGTCGTAAGCAAAATTACTTCTTTTAATAGAAAAGTTTCGGTTTCTGAACAAGATATTACTGGATCAGAAGATATCGTACCCGGAACAGATGTTTTACATAATGTATTTACATCAATTGCAGTTTCGGAAACTGCGGATATTGAAGGAATAACTATTGAATCGTCTGCGGCTGGTTTAGATGATGGACAAAGTGAATTAAAAGATGCAGTTGATCAAGGAAAAATTATAACATTAAAAAGTACTCGTAATACTGGGTATGGCTGGTCTTTAAGTGGGTTCTTTACTTCATATGAAGAAGGAGCGGACACGAGCGGAGTTTATACTTATAAAGGTAGCTTTAGAATTAATTCTAAAGTAGAAATAACCCCAGGTAGTTAAGCAATAAAAAGATAAAAGGAGTTTAAAATGTCTGAAAATAATTTAAAGAATAATGCCGATAGAATCAATTTTTTAAATGAAAAACAAGAAGAAATTACCGAAAGACAAAGTAATAATCTTGTTTTGGATTTTGATCAAGCATTAAAAGAGGAAAACAAACAAAAAATAGAAATAAAACTTTTAGGTAGAACTTATTTTTTACCTAAAAAAATGCCTTTTAATTTTTCGACCTTTTTCCTAAGAAATTGTTATAAAAAAATAAAAGGACAATGGACTATCATTATGGATGATGATAAAATAATGCCTTTTATAGAATTAATGTTTGGGAAAAAGTTTATTGAAAATTTAGAAAAGTCTAGGGATAATAGAATTTCTCTGATGTTTGTTTATGAAAATATAGTTCCCAAAATATTAGATGAATGGGGATATCATATGGATACGAGTAAATCTGGTCATATATCAGAAAAAAAAATCCAAATCCAAAGATAATAATTTGGGCATGGGGAAGCTTAGAAGCTGATTTTAAAAGATTTTATGATTTAGATTTAAATTATATACATAAAAATAATTTAATTACTTGGAGGAAGTTTTTAATACTAGTTAGAGGACTTCCAGAAGATTCAGCATATAGTCATTGGTATAATGATAAAAGCAATAGAAGTTTTGTTGAAGCTGAAGAAGTAATTATAAAATAATAGAATAGATTTTATTGGCAAAAAAAAGGAGTTTTTATATGTTTATTGTTGGAAGAGTAACCGCTCCGATAGATGCCGATCTTTCCCCATTCCAGAGCGGCTTGGCAAGTGCTAGAGGAATGGGGTCTGCTTTTGCTAGTCAAATTAGTAACTCGTTGAAAAGTGTATCAAGTTCAATGATGACAGTTGGAAAAAGTTTAACAAAATTTATTACTGTTCCTTTGGCTGCTGGTGTTTTAGCTGCTGCAAAATTCGGCAAAGATTTTGAAAAGGAAATGTCAAAAGTCGTTGGACTTGTTGGCGTATCTCAAAAACAAGTTAATTCATGGAAAAGTGACATATTAAGTATGTCGCCAGAGGTAGCAAAGCCACCGAAAGAACTAGCCGAAGCAATGTTTTTCGTTACAAGTGCTGGATTAAGAGGAGCCGACGCTTTAGATGTTCTTAAAAAGTCTGCTAAGGCAAGTGCCGCAGGATTAGGAGAGACTAAAACCATTGCCGATCTTGTAACATCTGCGGTTAATGCTTATGGAATAGAAAATTTAAGTGCAGGACAAGCAACCGATATTTTAGTCGCTGCGGTTCGTGAAGGTAAAGCAGAGGCGGCAGAATTAGCGGCAACAATGGGAGCAGTGTTACCACTAGCTAGTGAATTAGGCGTAACATTTGATCAAGTAGCTGCGACACAAGCAGCAATGACAAAAACAGGTACTAATGCAGCCGAAGCAGCTACACAGTTAAAAAGCATTATGGCTGGATTAATTAAACCTAGTAAACAAGCTGAAGAACAACTTCGAGCAATGGGAACTAGTTCTTCAGAAATGAGGAAAAAAATTAAAGAAGAAGGTTTGCTTCAAGCCCTTATGGATTTGCGAGAAATGACCAATAAATACGGAGAAGAAGCAATGGCAAGAGTATTCCCAAATATTAGAGCATTAATGGGAGTACTTGACTTAATGGGAAATAATCTTGAAGGCAATAAGAAAACTTTTGATGCTGTTAAAAATTCTACTGGATCACTCGATAAAGCTTTTAAAGCTGCAAGCGAAACGGTAGATTTTAAATGGAATGCTGCTTTATCTGCTTTACAAGCTAATTTAATAAAGTTTTTTGAAGTTATAAAGTCTGTGGCTGTTCCGGTGTTAGAAACACTGGTTAAAGCTTTTGAATTTGTCGGAAATGCTTTTGCATCTTTAAATCCATTTCAACAAAAATTAGTCGCTGGATTTGCAGCAATGGCAGCACTAATCGGACCAGTTATTGCGGGTATAGCTGCGGCTATTGGTGTTCTAGGTGGAATTATTGGTGGTGTAAGTACTGTAATAGCTGCTTTTACTGCGATTATAAGCACAGTTACAGTGCCGATTCTAGCTGTAATTGGTGTTATTGGTGGACTTGTCACTGCTTTTGTAGGATTAATGTTGAGTTCTGAAAAAGTTCGGGGAGCTATATTTGAAAAATTTAATGGAATTATTTCTAAATTAAGAGAAGCCGCAAAATTTATTCAAGAAAATGCAGATTCCATAAAAGGAGCTCTTATGGGACTAATAAAAGGAATTGCGACTGGCAATTTCGGTGATTTTATAAATAACATGAAAAATTTAGTTCCAAGTGAGACTATGGCAAAAATACATCAAGCTGTTATTGGATTTGTAGAATTTAGAGATAAAATGATTGAGATCAGAGACAAAATTATTTCATTTAAAGATGGATTTATGAATGCCTTTAATTCAATTAAAAATGTAGTAACTACAGTTATTGGTGGAATTATAGGAGCTGTAGGCGGTTTTGTTAGTGTAATTGCTGCTGGTTTTGCTAATGTTAAAGAAGCAGTTTCAGATTCATTCAAAGAATTCAATGTTAATGCAATCAAAAAAGCTTTTGAAAATATAAAAGCTGTAATAGGTCCAGTTGTTACAATATTTAAAGGGCTAGGAATGGTTATAGGCGGTGCTATAGCCGCAATAATTGGAATAATTGTGGGTCTTTTTAACGGAATCGTCAAAGCTATTGACAATGTTATTGCTGCTATTATGAATGTTATATCATTTATTGGTGGAGCTTTAGGCGTATTAGTTGGGCTATTTACAGGTAATTGGAAGTTAGTTGATGAAAGTTTTCAAAATATGTGGAATAGTATTCTAGACTTTTTTGGCAATATTGTTGTTGCAATAATTGATTTAGTTTCGGGATTTGTCGAAGGAATAGTTGGTTTTTTTACTGGATTATACGAAACTTTAGTTGGTGGATCAATTGTGCCAGATATGATTAATGGAATAATTGAATGGTTTCTAACT